ACTTTTTCTTCTTCCAAATTTTCTTCAAATTTGCCTCTATCATCAGGGTTTGTAAACAAATATGCACCTGGTGTAGATGGTGAAGATACCAAATCAAAACAAATTAATTCAAAATCCCCCTGTACTTCATTCTGTTCACCGTTCTTCTTTAAAGAACCAACTCCACGTGAAGATATACCCAAAGTAACACCTTGTCTTAACAAGTTTGCTGCTTGGTCACCCTTTGTAGATACAATCCCTCTCTCATGGAATCCTGGTGATGTTAGAAGACGTAACTTACCCATAAGGATGTGTCCGTCCCACCATATATCATTGATGATGTGAGACACACGGTCAAGGTCAATTAATGATGATTCAGGGTGATTTAATTCTGAAAGAGATGTTCCTTTTTCAATCATCTTCTTATAATTCTCAGATTCACGTTTTAAGATTCTTTCAGGATACACTCTACCATTACGGTTTGGTGTATTGTATTTTTGAAGTACGGCATAGAATTCAAAAGGTTTTGAATAATCCAAGAAATTCTTGTGATTTTCTTCAAGCATCTTTTTATTAAACTCATGAGATGGTGACACATAACCTGCGTCCATTTCAATCAATATTCCTTTACCTGTGTCGGTAGGTCCTAATATTTTCATACGTATGTTTTAGTAATAAATATTAGGATGCTTCTTCTTTGCTCTTTTTAGATAGTGTAAAATCAAAATACTCGTTCTTTTTAAAGTTTTCAACGTAAATTTCTTTGGCAATTCTTTTTAATTTATCTTTAAGAATTGTATCTTTGAAATCTATTTCTTGTGATAAAAATAAAGTAATTTCCAAATTCATAAAACTTTTTTTACCATAAACAATTCCGCTTGTTCTTAAATCCAAATCAACTATATAATTGTCTTTAAAAAATGTGGGGTCTAATATTTCAAATATTGTGTGTTTTATCTGTCTACTAAAATTTGATACTATTCTTTCCCAATTGTCATAACTTTGTTTTGGTGATACCCAACTTTGTAGATTAAGATAAACTGATTTAAAATTTTTGGAATCAACTGTTCCATAACTCACTTTTGAATTGTTGAATCCTACAATTCGGGATGTTTTTCCTTTTTTCATTAATAATCATGTGTATAAATTGTTTATTGTTTGAAAAAAAATAATCTAATTTTATTCTATTGTCAAATTTTCACCAACTTTGTATTATTTACTATAATATGTTAAAAGTAAAAATAGACGAAAAAACTCCATTGGAAAAAGCCTTGAAACAATTAAAAGGAAAGGTAATTAAAACCAAGCAAAATGAAAAGTTGAGAGAAAGACTTCAGTATGAAAAACCATCTGTAACACGTAGAGCTCAGAAATTAAAAGCTCAGTACGTTGAATCTCAAAAACCTAAGGATTAATTAATGTTGTTATACAAATTGTATAATCTTACATAATTGATTTTAGAAAACTCTTCACCTTTAATTTGGTTAATAGTTTCCTCCAATTTTTTTGTTGTGATATCATCCATAGATTCATTAATACCACTTAATGAATGAATTGTTTTTACTTTTAAATCTTCAAATTCTTTTGACAATTCAACATCTTCAGTCATTAATACTTTAGACAAATCTCTTTTAGAATCTTCATCTAAATTTTCAATATAAGAACTAATTTCTCTATTGGCAATATTCATCAAAGTTTCCATTGGTAATTGTATTGCAGTTTTAACTTCAGTACTTTCACTTAAAGTCTTTATTAATGTTTTTCTGCTTTCAACATTCTCCATGATTTTATCAGGAGTGTTGTAAATCAAATTATCAATGTCTTTGTAATTATTTTCACTTACAACATCTTTAACCCAATATTCAATTTTTTGGGTATTTAATTTTGGAATAATTTTTTCAACCTGTCTTAAAGATTCATTGATGTAAGCTTCAGATAATGTTTTATCATAACCTTTTTTCTTGGACAATTCGGTATAGATGTAAAACATTGTACTGGCATTTTTATTTTCCAATACCAATTTTTTAAAGTTTTTTAACTCTATTTTTGTTGTTTCATTCACGTAAGAATTAATCATTAATCCTTCTATTTTGCTAAGTAATTGTCCAAATTTCATATTAATAAATATATCAATCTAATAGTTTTCCTAATTGTTGTTCAATAAGTCCTAATGAACGTTTCCCTTTTTCTAAATCAACTTCAGCAACACCATAGATATTATCACGTTCTAAAATGATGTTCATGTTCTTTTTAACCGATTCCGGTGTAACCGCAGTTTCACCTGCTGGTGGTGCTTCACCTGCTGGTGGTGCTCCACCTAAATCAGCACCAAATCCACCCATATCACCTCCTTCTGCCGGTGGTGTTTCTGTAGTTCCTGTTGATGATGCTCCACCATTACCGTATAATTTGTCAACATTATCAAATAATCCTGTTCTTGTTATAACATTAGGTGTATTGGCAATTTCAGTTGCGACTGCTTTTTCAACTCTTTGTTGTTGTAAATCAAGTTTAATATCTTCATCAGAGAAACCAAGAATATGTTTCTTAGCCCAAGTTTGTGATGTTGGGGCAATACCCTCAACTGGTGATACAGCATCTTTATACAACAACATTTTTTCTTTCCAAACATCTATTGTTAACAAGTCAGCTTGTTTAGATGGGTTAGTCAAACTTAATTGGAATGAATTTAATTCATCTTCAAATCCTAATAAAAACAAATGTATAATTGCAATTTTGTTAAGTTCGGCAACCATAGATTTTTGAATTCTATTGATTGTTCTTGCAAAACGAATGTCTTGTAATGATAAGTTTCTACCATCACCTACAACTTCTTCAAATCCCAAGAATGCTTTTGGAATTCTTAATGCCGTTAAAAGTTTCTTTTGGATATATTCAATATCGGCAATTTCAGATAAGTTTGTAGCTCCTGGCAAAGTTTCAATTGGGTTTGGAGCTGCTGGGTCTCTTACAGGTATAAAGAAATCTTGGTCAACCGCCATTTGGTTGAATCTCATATCTACGTTTCCTGTTTGAGGGTCAGTAATTTGGTCTTTCTTGAATTGTTGAGCAAATCTTTGTACATATGGTTGAATATCCGCATCATCCATGTTACCAACAAACACTTTAAACACACGTCTTTCAGGTGCTCTTGATGTTCTATATACTAACATCGCGTCTTCAGCAAGAATTAATTGTTTCCAAATACGTCTTGCTTTTTCCAACATGGCAGTACCATATGGAAGTTTTCTGTCATCACCCAATAATCTAAAGTGAGCAACTTCCCAAGTATTAAATTCTAAATTTTTGTTTTTCCAAGTGAATGTCAAACTTTTGGCGTCACTATTAGAAGCCACAGCACCACCCATACCAGATGTTGCTCTACCTTTCATACCAACTTCAATACGTTCAATTTCAATGTTTGGGAATTGTAAACAACCAACAACACCTTTTTCAGGGTCCAACTTTAAGAATACAAAGTTATCACCATACTTTGCGGTATTACGTGTCCACATTGGTAAGTTTGTATTGATGTCCAATGCGTTATTAAATAAATCCCCCAATACAGCCTTAATTCTTGGTGAATCGGAGTATATTTGTAACATGTAACCATTTTCATCAACCGTTGTAGATTCTTCGGCATATGTATCCAAAGCCGCAGAAATTTCAGGAGTATACTCCATTGACTCATAATCGTAGTATGAAGCCAATCTTGTTGGTTGATAATAAATTGCTTGTGAGTATAAATTATTCTCAATCTTAGCCCATTGGCTTGAGATATAATATGTTTGACGAGCTTGTAACTTTTGTTTCTCGTATTCCTCTTTATCCGTAGTTCTTAATAGTTCTTTTTTATCAAACTTATAAGTGGGTATATCTTGACCCAAAAGGGAATTTGGTCCAAGTTGTTGGGACAATCTTTGCCATATCGTCAAGTTTTTTTCTTCCATATTTAAAATCTAAATCAATACTAATATTTATCAACGCTTATATCCGCCGAACAACCATAAATAGTCTTGATAATCCTTTTGTGTTGGTTGATTTTGATAAGCAATGTTTGATTTATAATTTGTATTCGGCATTGCCGGATTAAAGTATTGTTCTTTTGGTGGGTCATAAGATGTAACTTGCCAAGATTCCAACATAGTTTTTGCCTGTTCTGTAACCTTTGTAAGTTGTGAAAAAGATGAATCTGACACATATACAGCCATCGCCAATGACATAATTAAGTCATCATGTTGTCCTTTCATGTGGTCAGGTCTTCCGTTGATATAAACAAACGTGTTCATTTCATTCAATAATCTTGATGAATGAACTTTTAATCCATGTCTTAAACTTTCTTCAAGAGCCGCAATAATTTGAACCCTTTTATTGTTAAAGTTAATACCAGGGATTTTATCGGCAGCCTTTGGGTCATACTTCCATCTGTTTCCAAAATCAACACCATCAACATACAAATCTTTATATCCCAATTCTTGGAGTTTTCTTGCTGTTGCAACCCCCATACCACCCGTGATATCAATTACAATAAAACAGTTGTACATGTTACCCCATTTGTAAGCAATTTCTGCTAATACATCAGGAGGTAGTTTTCCAACATACTCGGCAACTTGTTCCCTTTCATCAAAATCATAAATTTGAAATGTTGAATAATCTTCAGAGTCCCCACGAGAAACGTCCACACCCATAATATATCTATGATTCAATTCAGGTTCTTTCCAAATCCAAAGTCCACCACCCATCATTTTATTCATGGGTTCTTTAATCATATTATCAGTGATATTCTTAATTAAATTTGCATCAAATACGTTATCACCTGAACCCAAGAAAT